GCCCGCGTCGCGTGTTCCATCGGTTTATATTCAAACACCGGTAAGCGCGTATCGCCATCGGCCAGCGGCAGCTTGGTTAGCCAAGGCAGTGCATCGGCCAAGGCGCTGGCTGCGCTGGCTGCGCTGGCCGCGCTGGCTGCTGCCGCATCCGCAGCGGTCTCTGCCGCTGTCTTATTAGTCGCTACCTGACCCGCCTGCGTATTCACTGTAGCCGCCAATGGAACAACCTGATCGCGCGCCGCAGTGACAACACCTTTATCGGTGTTGACTTGAGAGGCTGCGGCCACCACGACGGCTTTAGCTGCAAGTACTTCGGCGGAAGCCCCCTCAGCAACACCGCCCAGAAAATCGTCAAGCGTGCCGGTGTTGCCTTTGGCTAACCAAAGCTCATAGGCGCTCATACCGCTAGCGCCCTCAACCCGAAGCGTAATATCAGTCATGTTGCGTTACTCCAGCGCGAAGAATAAAGGGGCCGTAGGCCAACAGAGAGGTGGTGCCGGTCGCGTCCATCATGTGGACGTCCCACGACAGCACAATGTCGTTGTCATCTGCCAGCTCGTCTGCCGACAGACCGAGCGCATCCCCCGCGCTCTCGATCGAGGCTAAGGGCGCGTAAAAATGCAGCAAAGTTCTCTTGGTGCCGTCGGTCTCTGTGAGAACGGCCACCTGCCGAATGCCTAGAGCATTCGGCACTACAGTCGTGTTTAAGGTGAGCAGCGCTGCACCGCCGTCGTTCGGCGTTTTCCGAACCTGCGCTTTGAACGTCTTACCAGTTAGATCCTGATCAATCGACAGGTTGAAAGACATCGCGGTGAACCGAGGGGTTCGAAGAGGGAAGTAGGCGGGCGTCAACATGCCGGGGCTGTAACAAGCGTAAAACCAAGTCGTCAACGACTTCATTACGGTTGCCAATAAACCTCTGATGCGATTAGCGCCTCGTTGGCAGTGGCAGCCGAACGGATTAGCGCTTTAGCGTGTTGTGCCCGCGCTTCGATTGCAAGCACAGTTTCGCTAGCGGCAATCCCAGCTGCAAAGCGTGCAATCACCATGTCCACAGTTTCACCGGTAAGGGCTGCCTCAGCCTCTGCAGCAGGAAAACTTCCGCTAGGGTTGGTTTGGAACCTTTCAACTTCCAACGCCTTCTGGCCGTAGATAAACGTCTTCGCCAACCCCGGGGTTAGGTAAGCCATTTGGACTTTCTCTCGATCCTCTTCAATCGCTGCTATCAGTCGATCAGCGAGAAGCGGAACTGAAGCCTCCCAGACACCAAGGGTAAGGTTAGGAATCTCGAAGCTCAAGTCTCCGAAGCGATCCATCTCAATAACTGTCTTCCCGGCCACGTCCTCTCCCGCCTCGACGGGGGTTTCAGTATCAGTCTGGACTTGGCGGTATCGGTCATTTTCGTCGATGATTAGCCAGAAACGCATCACAAAACCCCCTGTGCGGAGACAGAACCAAACGGCTGCGTCGAAGCGATGTTACCGTCAGTCCGGCGCAGCAATACGCCAAACTCGTAATCGGTTGAAGCAGTAAGGCCGGTGAGGGTTGTCGGTGAAATTGAGATCATTCCGGTTTCGCTGACTCCATCAAAGCCGTCGCCCTCCCAAGTGGCAGGCGTGCCTGTCGTGGCACTTGTCACATCTGTCCATGTGGAGCTGCCTGCCAGCCGATAAACCAATTTTCCGGCCAAGGTGATGGTCTTGAACGCTGCCGAAGCCTGCCCAACGTCGTAGTAAACACCTGCGGAGAACTGCAATTTACCTGTTGAACTGCTCTTCACAGTGCCAACACTACTCGGATCCGAAGGGAATGTTGAGGCCGAAACTGACGGGAAGCTAGTTACGCGAATTGCAGAGCCGTCTGGGGTTGTGCTCGGAGCACTCGGAGACGGCGCTAGCTTCGTCAGTGTGACCGGCGCACTGTGTACGATACCTTCGTAGGTTCCAGTGACCATCACGCTTCCCACCGTGCCGACCCCCACTGCCGTAATTTCATACGTCCCGTCGGCGGCGATTGTAGCGGTGGCATTTGTCGACGTCACAGACCAAGCGGCATCACTCGACACATCCACGGTGCCGTAAGTAAACGTGGCTTTCCCCACCTTCGGCAGCTGGCTAGGAATCACGACATTATCAAAGTCAGCGTTCAGAACAAAGGCGTCCTTGCTCAAGATGACCCCCGAGGGCGTTGCATCTTTGACCTGCCGCCACCAAGCGTTTTCCGTGGCAGGCAGAGTAGGCGGAGGGGTGTCGTCCCAAGCAAGCTCGGATGTAAAAATCCATGTCGCCCCTTGATCCGTAACCAGATCACCCTTTTTATAGGGAAATTCCAGAACAAGTGCCGACCCGTTCTTCCACAGCGTGCCTAGTGAGGCTGCGGTTTGATCTGGACCTTCAGCCACGAACAGCTCTTGAACGAGCGGGGCTGAGTAGTGCCCGAGCCGATTGATGGTTGAGATCTCAACCCGGTGGATGCCTGGCGGTGGATTCACATATTCCCATTGGGGAAGTTGGGTGCGTTCAACTGCGGTAGTAAGCACTGCGCCATTAACACTATGTTGAACTCTAAACCCTGCGATGTTTGATCCGCTAGGCCGGGTCCATTGTGCCATCAAGGTCGAGATGCCGTAGGCTTGGGTGAGCTTGAGCACTGAGCCTTCCAATGGAGGCAGAGGCTTCGGAGCCAGTGCGCGCAAGTCTTGAAAGACACCATAGTCGTCGGTAGCCTCGTCGGCGGCATCCCACTTACCGGTATCAATATTGATGGCCGAAATGCTTACTCGCTCACCGTCCGCCTGCGGTGTGACCGAAGTAACCCGATAGGCTTGAGGCAGAGCGGGCAGACCCGAGGCTGACAGAGCAAGAACGACGTTGTCGTCAACATCCTCGGGCAACGCCTCATCAAAGTACAGAGTCTTGATGTTCCCCCGCTGCTCAGAGTTGTTGACGACAGCCCGAGCGTATGTCTTCATAGGCTTACGCCAATCGAGGTGCGTCGGTTGGGTGGTAGGCGACGGAGTGTAATTTTCGTTATAGTGTGAGAATACAATCTCATAACTGACGCCCACGCCGAGATAAACGTAGTCGCGAACTTGCAAGCTCAAACGATCCGGAGCAATCCACACAGCCCTCCCGGTGGTCCGCTGGTCAATGGCCGCGAAGTCGGCGTCCGCAATCAAGATCACGGATAGCGGTTCAACGTTGGTGCCTCTGCGGTTGGTGGTGAAGTTCACAATGGCGAACTCATTAACTGCTGAACGCAAGCGCAAGACCGCACGACGCAGTGTTTCTTGCCTATGGGTTGAGCCGACCGCTACCAGAGTGGTAGGTTTGCGACCAATTGCCGCAATAGAGTTGCTATCAAAAACCCGAACCGAGTCCTCTCGGTAATCCATCTCCGCATTTTTGAACTGCATGATGATGTCGTTAAACCGAGTATCCACGTCAGTGTGACTGTAGACAAACTCGCCGTCGATGTTGTCGATCGTAAAGATGTCGGTCGGTGTTTCAGGTTTGTCGACTTTGAGACGCCACTGTCCGTCGCCGCCGTCCCACGCAAGCGCGCCAACTGCCCCCGCGACATAGCGAACAAACTCTTCAGCCTTTTGCGGCTGGGTCAGGGCAAGGTTCATCGAGTAGCGAGGATGCGTGCCACCAGCCCCGTCGGGAACCAGTTCGGAACACCACTTTGATAGCTCCAAAGCATCCCATTTATTCAGATGCGAGCCGGGTGTGAGACTAGCAAGACCGGAAAGACTGTCGGAAATTATGTCGTTCAAAACCCAAGCAGGGTCATTACACCAAGACTTTGTCCACGAACCGTCCCAGAAGCCCGGCAGATATTGCCGAGTTTCCGGATTATAGATTGTGGACGGCGGAACCGAGACGATCTTTGTGTCCCACTCGCCGGTGATCTCGGGCACACCCGTCAGTTGATCGGAGGCCTTGGCGTTGACTTGCAACCAAGCTACGCCGCGCCAGTCCTCGTGCTCGCCCATGACGCTGGAGTAAACTGCTGAGATTGATTCCCAAACAATCGAGCGACGCTCTTGGATTTCCCCGTCGTCGCCGCCGTTATATTCTGCCCGTTCAACAAGTCGCGCGCGAATGTCCCACGCCTTGTTGGCGTAGGCCGCTTCGTTAGGCACGTTGATGCGAAGCTCAAAAACAGCAGCGCTTGTAGTCTTACCCCGGATCTGAAAATTGGACGCCCCCGGCAACCACGCGCCTCCCCCATCGAAACTAGCCCGAGGAATGAAGGTCAAATATTGGTCGAGGCTACTGCCGCCGCTTTCGTTGTACGTTCCAGAAGGGGTGTTGAGCGTCGGGTTGACCCAAGTAGTAGCCCCTACAGGCTTCATCTCGATCTCAACGGTCAGGCTTTCCTCATAGATGCCTTTGTCATTTTGGCGATAGAGCTGCTGAACGATAAAGCGCAGATCAATGAAGTCTGCCCCGGTGTTGGTTAGGGTGCGTGTAACCCACGGCCCGGGGCCTGTCGGCGGAACATCACCCGGAAGGTTCGGATTGGTCAACTGAAGACTAACCGGCTGTGGCGCAGCGCCAGCGCCAAGCTTTAAGGTTACCTTTTGAGGAAACTTGGCGGGGTCACCATCGGCGACAGTGACAACAAAGTCAGTGAAGTTGCTCTCACCGGTCTCGTTCTCAAGAGGGGTGCCGTCGATTTTCAGAGACTTCAAACCGCGCGTGGGGCCTTTGATCGGGCCGACGCATACGCCAAGCACACCTTCAAAGGTGTCCGTGGATCGCAAATTGTCGGGCGTCTGTTTGAAAGAAGCCCCGCCTGCCTTACTGCCTTTGAACATCGTCACCTCGCTAAGTGACAACCCCTATAGCAAGACCGAGCTGTCTGTCTACCTTGGTAATGTTGCGGTTGTCGATGCGATCACCGACACGAATGTCTTCGCCAGTGATGAATCGGAGTTGTTCGAAGCTGACGCGCATTTCTCGATCGGAAAGCGCGCGATCTAGCGGCTCCATCGCAACCCAAATCTCACCCAGGTCAACCTCAGGGCCTTCGACATTCTGCAAGGTAACAGGATCATGAATTTTAGTTCGACGCTTCCAAGAAAATTTGCCGGTAGGCTCAAATAGGCGGAAGCTGTTCCACAGGTGCCCGCGCGAAACCTCTGATGGCCCGTTGTCGCCCAAGATGAACAGTTCGCCGCTAGGGGAGCGCACAATCATCCCGGCCTTGGCCGGGCTGTTAGCGGGAACGCGAAGAACGTGTCGCGGCTGCACAAAGACATAGCTCGGCTGAGAGTTCTGATCGGTCTCGGTTAGGATACCTCGCAGTTTCCCTGAGCCGCCCGCCACGAGCGAAAACGTGATCTCAAAACGATCGCCTGCAGTTTTAAGACTGGTCACAACTGGAACCCCGGATTGTGGTGAAGAAGTTGAACCTCCAGCGGCTCAATAACCCCGCCGCTGTTTTCAACAGCTGCGGGGACCGAGATGGGCGCGACGAAGCGGCAGTCTATCGGTTGATAGCCGAGATGGGGGTGCGAAAACTTGAAGGGCTTCCAACGTTGATGCTCTCGGTAGAAAAGCTCTAACCGCCGAGCATTGTGTTCTGGGTCAGCAAATGGATCATAAAAGTCCGTGTTGCCTTCCAAATACCAGCGAAGTCCGTAAAGCATCACCTTGAAGCGTAGCTGATAAGGAGTAGTCGGTCGGGAGGTGTGCGTCCAACCGTTGCTGCTTACAACGATGCCGTCATTCTCGGGAGCCAAGTTAGTTACGACCCGACTATTTAGGCAGAAGTCAAACATCATTCTCTCACAATCTTTTGGATCAGACGACCGGTTGTGCCTGTCAGCATATCTTCCTGCATGATAATGAGCACGTCGTCCTTCTGCAAGGTCGGACGCTGCTGAGGCGGTACTACGTAAACATTAGTTTCCGTTCTGCTTTTCATATCAATCTTCGGCATGCTCTGCAGGCCCGACAGCGCCTTAGCTCCGTGCTGATTGAGCTGAGCCATAAACTGCGGGCCGACGGAGTCTACCGATTTTTTATTGATGACCCACTCGCCTTTGGCAGCCTTCAAAAAGACGCTGTCTGCGGAAGCCGATCCGTTGGAAACCTCTCCGCCGCTCTTCCGGTAAATCGTCCCGGCGGGGTCTGCGGGACCACCGTTGAAACGCCCTCCAAAAGAGAACGAAGTGGCCGAAGCACCAAGCCCACCAAAGCCGCCGCCGCTGCTACCCAGCCCACCGGGCACGCCGACAAACGAGCCGAGTAGGGAAAACAAACCGTTCAGCGCCTGCTGTGCCAGCATCTGTCCGGCGAGCTGGAACATGTAATCCGCCACACCCATAGCAAATTTGCCGACCGCCCCCAAAGCACTCTCACTGCCGCTAATGATGCTCGTAAACATATTCGCAAAGCTGCTGTGCACGGTTTCAATAGCGCCGGTCATGTTCAGCATCAGGTTCTGTGAGAAGGTGTTGTTCAGGCCGTTAAGCTCACGGTAGGCCTCAACGGCCTGAACCAAACCTTCGGTAAGCGATGTCGGCAGCAAACCGCCAGCGCTAAGTTCCGCCTCAAGAAGTTGCTGTGTTTCAAGCAGATTCTCCAGCTCTTTGCGAAGCTTTTCAATTTCCTTCTGCGTTTCATCGGTCGTCCCGGTGGTCATCGACCGCCAATTTGCGAGATACAGAGCCTTACGCTGCTCCTCGATACGGGGGCCAAGCAGGGCATACTCCTGCTCCCGAGCGCGCTCTTCAGCTTTGGAGGACCGCAAATCATTCAGCTGCCCAACAAAATCCGGGACTTTGTTTCTCAAAGTGTACGTTGAAAGACCGCTTGATTGTGCCTTAAGCGTTTTGATCTTGAGTTCGTATGGGCGTAGACCGGCCTCGAAGGCTTCTTCGGCCCCGCGCAGCTGTTCGTCAGCTGACGCAATAATTGTGTCGCCAACGATCTTCTGATATTCTTCGGTGCGCTTCGCGATAGAGTCCGCGACCTTCATCATCCCAGCAGCGTATTCGGGACTCTCAATGTCGACGCCGTCTTCAAAAAGCTTGGTCTCAGCTTCGTCGAACATCTTCTTCTGTAGTTTCGAGAGCGATTCTTTTGCCGCGAGAATGGCGGCGGGGAAGCCTTCTTTGCCCTCAGTTTCTCGCATCTGCCGGAGCCGACTAGCAAAGTCAGACTCCATAATGTCGAGTTCAGCCGCAGCAACGGCACGCCGCTTACGGGCGGCGGCTTCAGCCTCTGCGCGCATCTCGGACGATGAATAGCCGTCATATTCACCGTCACCGGCGTCCTGCCCCGATTTGAAGCGGCTGCCTTTCTTAACGCCTACGTGAATATGGCGAGCAGTACCTTCAGGCGGACCACCCTTTTTGGTACCCCGCTCGTAGAGAACCTGCGCTTCGATGCCCAAAGCTTTGTAGCGCGCCTTCATGCGTTCCGCCATCGCGACCGCTTCGGCATCAGAGAGATGAGCAACACCAAAGTCTCTAGCTGCGCCGCCGTTACTGTGATCGCTTTTATCGGGTGTGGCTCGCGTTTTACGACGCCGGAACAATGACCATTGCTCGGCTACCGATCGAACCCCGCTACCAAGCGGCAGCCCCATCTCCCGTCCAACCCGGTCCACGTCGCGCTGAGTCACAGGTTTGCCTACAGCGGGCTGACGCTTGGGGCGAGGACCACGCTTGGTTGCCTCGGCCTCGCGGGTTCTACGACGGTCAGCACGCGCCGTTTTTTCAGCTGTTTCTGCTTCGGAGGTTGCCGCCGCTTTGAGCAGTCCTTCATACTGCGAACGCAAAGTGCTAACCTCTTGCTGACGCTCAACAATCCATCGAGCCTCACCCGGGCTTTTGAAGGGGTTGGCCTGAGCAAGGCGAAGCTGGGTTTCCAAGCCGGTCAGTCTTGATCCCATCTCCCGTTTTAGCTCAGCCCTTTTAGTGCCTTCAGCTGACTGCAGCTGCGTCATCAGCCCGTTTACTTGGCTAAGACCCTCAGTAGCGTAGCCGCCGATACGCCTAGTGGATTCAATCCGGCGATCCTCGGCTTGACGTTCAAGGATAGGAATTGTTGACTTTGCGCCACTTGCCGTTGAGATGTTGGACACGACGGTGTCCAACCGCTTTGCGACTTCCAGCTGGGTTCCAGACACACGCCGGTTGCTGTCTGTCAGTCGAGTGACCTCGTTGGTCAGCACCGCCGTTGCTACCCGAACTTGGTCCGTCCCGGGCGTGCCCGTGCGGATTGTCTCCAAAGCCTCGATAGCCCGCTTGCTTAGAAGGCCTTTATATTCCGGACTGCCCAAAATCCCGGCAACGCCTTGGCCTGCGGCTTGTCGTGCAGTTGCGGATTGGACCGACAAAGACGAAATCTGGGCGTCAAGGCGAGTACCCATTTCCGCCGCCTGTTCAATCCGATAGCGACGAACAGCCGCCGTAAGATCGTCATACCGATTGGCAGTCAACACAAGGTGACTTGCCAAACCTTCGAAACGCTGCATCAGCGTCACCATCTCGGCGGACGTCCGAGCGTCGTTATTCCGCAGCTCGTTCTTCTGAACAATCAGGCGCTGGATTTCTTTGTCCAACTCGGTCATGCGAGCGGCTTGGTTGTCCACAGCTTCGCTGGCTTCGGCGACAGCAGTAGCAGCGGCTTCGGTTGCCGAAGTCGCTTCTTCAGTTCCTACAGTGTAGTCGTAGACCCGTCCGAGAAGGCTCATCCACCCCTCAGAAGCAACTGCCAAATAGCTGTTGACGTACTCAAGCTTACCTTCCCAAGCCCCGTAAACCTCTTGGTAGGCCTCCAACTCAGGAGTACCCTCAGCAATAGCTAAGGTCAGCGCCCTCTGTTGACTTTCGGTCTCTTCGAAATAGTCGGATACTCTATCAAGAGAATCGGTGATCCGTTCGGACCACGGAGTAAAGCTATCCTCAATCTTTACAGTCAGAATGTTTTTGAACCGCTGCCATTGAGCGATCATGGAATCCATCGCCTTTTCGTTTGCTGCGGCAGCGACGTTGGTGTCGGCGAAAGCCAACTGGAGATTGTCCATAACGTCGACATTGTTTTTGGCGACCAGATAGAAAGCAGCGGCACGGGTTTCCAAGCCCTGATATGCGGCAGCAGCGCCGAAGCCTTTTTCGCGTAGAGTGTCCAACACCGCCGGAAGACCGCGCGTAGTAACATCTACGTCGGCGGCAGTGATATTCAGCTGGGTCAGCTGCTCACGAAGCTTATCGCTCGGAGTCTGCAGATCGACCAAGAACTGGCGGAAACCAGTACCGATTGTGGAACCTGACCGGACACCCGCCTGAGCGATGCCGCCAACGGTGGCCAGCAACTGCTCCAAACTGATATTCTGCTCGTAGGCGGTGGCACCAACGTACTGAATAGCCTGAGCAGTCTGCTGCACAGTCAATTTGGTACGGTTCAGCGCCGAGGTCATCAGGTCAGCAACGCGCGCAGCCTCACTGGTATGCAGCTGGAACGAGCCGATAGCCGAGGTCACCAAGTTCACCGCCTCATCAGGGCTTGAACCTGAGGCCGTAGCCAAAGTGGTAACACTCCGTAGAACGTCGCTCATCTGGCTGGCGCTGATGCCAGCTTGGGCCAGCGTTTGGCTGATCCGGGCAAGGTCGTTCAACGAATAGCGAGAGCCAGCACCGATCTCGAAAATCGAAGCGGTTAGCTGCTGCATCTGGGTGTCTGTCGCGCCCGCGATTGCCTGCAGTTTGGCGAGTTCATCTTCCAAGGTTACAAGGCTTGAGATGCTGTCGGTCACGGTGCTGGAAATACCGTAGACAGTTGAGGCAGCTGCGCCGTAAACACTGGTTCTAGCAAAAGCGGCAGCGGCATAGCCGGGCGAAAGGATAGAGCCGAGTGGCCCGGGTGCGCTCTCCCGCTCTTTCTTTGCGGACGCACGCTCAATCGCGGCCTGTTGTTTTTGCGCTAGCTCCAAGTCCCTCAGGCGAGCTTTTTGAGTTTCGGCAGTCGCCTTAGCCAAACGCTCCTGCGCTGCTGCCGTCCGAGCCACTGCTTCCGCCAATGCCTTTGCCGGACCCAGCGAGGCAATCTGCTGCTGAGCGAAGGCCTGAGCAAGTCGCAGCTGAGCCTGATGAGCAGTTAGCTGGCGCGTCTTGGTGTCGGTACTTTCCGCCCGGGCTAGTGCGCGGGCCGCAGTGACGTTTGCGTTTGCGAGCCGCAGCTTCTCCTGCGCTTGAGCAATTTGCTGGGCTGTGATGTTCTTGGTGGCGAGAGTGGTCTGCAAAAGGTCACGCGCAGCCGCCTGTTCCGCACGATAAAACTGCAAAGCAGCAGCGGCGCTACCAAGATTGTTCGCCGTTACCTGCACGCGCTCGGGGGCCAAAAGGCGCTGACTGCCAGCTAGGCGTCCCTGCATAGCTAAACGCTGCTGCTCCAGCTTGCGGATAACGGCGTCCAATTGAACACCAAGTGCCTTCTGATCTTGGATCCGTTGCGCAACACCCCGCGCAGCGGCAGCGTCGTTGCCTGCCAATGCTTCGCGCTCGCGCCGGAGATCACGAAGGCGTGCGTCTACCGCAGCGCGCTGGAGCTTTGCCTGATCAACATCGGTAAGACCACCGACCCTTCCGCCTACTGCAGCTTTTGCGGCCTCACGACGGGCTGCTGCAAGTTCGCGGGCGCGGGCAATACGCTGCTTATCTAGGGTTGATTCGTAGGCTGTAACCTCTTGAGCCAGCTTCTTTTCTTCAGCCGCCGCTAAACGTGCAAGGCGACTCTTCTCCTTGTAAAACTCGCGAGCCGACTGGCCCTCGATCCGGGCAGCCTCAGCGCGAGCTTTGTAGGCAGCGTCCGTGATGCGTTTCTGCTCTTCAAGCGCCTTTTTCTGCTCCGCCAGTGCTTTCTTGTTTGCGGCCTCGACGTCAGCCATCAAGGTCTTCATCTCGGCTTTGGCTTTCGACAGCGTCTTTAGGTTGGCGCTGATGACCTTCGAGGCCGACTCCAAATCTTTGATGTTGCTGAGGTTGGCATTGCGGATCGCCTTATTGGCGTCCTCAATCTTCTTTTGCAGCACATTAAACGCGATAGTCAGCTGGTCGCTGCTCGCGTTTAGTTCAATCTTCTGTTCGATTGGTTTGCTCATCAGCGATCCTTGGGATCAGATCGCCGACGGTGCAAGGTTTTTTAGACGGTGAACGCGGTTTGAGCGGGAGGAATGTAATGCTGAGGGCCGGTGGTGGCTCTGATCCGATCGCGGATCGCCCGAACCGGCAAGGTCTGCCGCCCAATCTCGCCATAGGTGCGACTTCGGAAAACCATTGTGATCGACTGCCGCGAACGATACCCACCATCGTGCGCCCACTTGTCACGAGCCGCCAATTGGTTCCAGCTCTCGATGTGAACCCCCGGGTGCTCCTTAAGAACCATTCCGTGATGAATGTGGCCGATATCGATATACCGATAGTCGGTCTCACCCCAATCCTTGGAGAAGTCGGTTGCCATTACTGACGCCAAGCGGTTCGGCTTGCACTTGTCTGAGTGGTGACACATGACAAAAGTGTTGCCCATGCGATACCCGATGAAGGGGCTGTGGTTGTTCAGGACACTTACCCGGCCACCGTCGGCATATACGTGACGAAGCAAGGTCGCCATCCAGATGTCGTTTGTGCGGCTGTGATTACCTTGATTGATAATCACATCAACAAAGTCGGCTTTCTCCAAAGCCTTATCTACGATAAAGCGCATGACGCGCGCGTAGACCTCAACCATTTTCGGGAATCGACCGTCAAGGTCAAGGGCATGCCCACTGGCTTCTGTGACACCCGACATGTTCTCGTAGTGCGTAAAATCGCCGACGTCTTGGATGACCATCCGCTCAACGCGCGGCGATTGATCGACAAGCATGCTGATACCAGTGCAGAGTTCCCGCTCAGCGATTTTCAGATCGAAATTCGCGCCGGTTTCTGCCTCATGCGCCAACATCCCCAAATGAGCGTCACCGATTTGAATCCAAGGAATAACATCCGTATCGACCGTAGCAGGCTTAGGTTTTGGGGATGGAATCTTTTCGGTTTGAGAGATGAAAGCCTCAACGCCCAGCTTAATCTGTTCGGCCCAAGCCTCGTCGTCCAACCGTGTTTTTGTCCATTGAAGAACTTGAGTGCGCTGGCCGGTATAGGGGTCGATGCGGTCTAAAGTGGAGTGGCCTTTCGCGACAAAAGGCGCGGGAACCACTCGGCTCAAACCGCCATCAGGGCTGTACCCATGAACGGCAGCTTTCTTCAAGACGGTTCCGACCACAGCGCGAATTGTCCCTCGGCTCTTATCGAATTCTCGGGCTGTTGCTGAAACATTCGCCCCGTTGCTAAGGAGTGACTGAATGTAGTCGACTTGCATCGGCGTCTCAGCCCATTGGAGCAGTTGTGGAGTAATGGTTTCCATATTTACCTCACGTAGGATTTGTCGGGAAAACCCCGAAGGAAAGGTTGTTTGAGTCAGACTGAAGCGACAGCCAGTGCCCGCCGAGATCAATCCTCCCCCAAGCGCAGGTGATCGGCGTGTTGACCGCAGTCGTGTTTTTGTTGACGGCTAGATACTTTGAGGCTTCGGGGTCGTTGTTCTTGCCGAGCCTCGGCGCTTTCATGAAAAGCCCAACAATGCCTTGGAGAATCATCATTGCGCCGCCAATAAGAAGACTACCGCCGAGGGACGTGGCCGTCAAAGCCCCGGTGGCCGTGAACGACACGCCTCCGGTAGCGAACGCCAAACCGATCATCGCCGCACCAATTAAGATACTGGTGAATTTGCCGCCGCCGCCAAGCATGGCGGGCATCAGTTGGACTTCAGCAGGCCTCTCACGGAGTTTTTCTTCGGTGTCGTGACCGATAACTTCGATCAACAAGTTTCTCGGCCAATTTGGATGTTGCCGAGAAAAACCCTCAATCGCATCAGCCACGCTCTCGGCCTCGATAGAAGCAGTCGGCCCATATAGAGAACGCAAAATTCCATGAAAGATCAGCTGCATTCAATCACCAGTCCGTCTTCAACCTCGTAGGTCGTGGTTACCACCGCGCCGTTGCGTCGGCCAATAATGTGGTGCCGTAGATCAGGCCAAGCCAGAAAGCCAGCGTAATCCTCTCCACTAAGGTTAGGGTCGGTGTCAGGATGTGTGTGCCATGTGGCGACGGTGTTTGGCAGAAAGAAAACTACATCCTCGGCCTTCATGCGGTAGCTGTTAGTTCGGTCTTCAGCAACATTGTCGATCTCGACAATCGTGCCATCCTTTAGAATAAGGCCGCAGCGCTCTTCGGTATCATCATCCTGCAAAAGAAACGCGAACATCAAAAAGCTCCTGGAGGGTAACATCGGGGTGAACTGGGCGAAGATCGGGAACCTTCGGATGGCGTAGAATGTAGGCGACTGAGTTTATCCAGAAATCTCTGAAGACTTCTTTCGAAGACAGACGGTGCGCCAAATGATGAATTAGAAAGCCATCGCCGATGTAGACCGCAAAATGGTTTGGATTGCGTGATCCAACCGACATACATAGTACGTCTCCGGGGCGCAGCTCCGAGGGCTTCCACCACGCGATTTTCTCGAAACCCTCTCGTTCGTGGCAGATGCCCATCAAATCCAGCTGGTCAGAAGACCACCCAGCGGGGCGCGCATAATTGCGGATGTGAATATCGAAGTTCTGTTTGTAGAACTCTCGAAACAGCGAGAGACAGTCTTGGCTGCCTAAGATGAACTGTTTTCCAATCAGGTTGTCGTAGATCATACTTGCACCGAGGGGAACGCTGGAGGGATGTACGTTCGGTGAGGCAGCGAAGCATTTGTGGAATCAGACGGGGTCGCAAGCTGCAAACGAATACGGGTCTTCGAATATTCAGCAACGCGCTTCACACGGTATGTCGCAATACGGTAAACCAAATTATCAGCAAGTAGGTCTTCCAAGAGCACCGTGATTTTCACCAGCGTGGCGTTATCGAGATAGCCGCCTCGGACGAACGTTTTGAACTTCGAGATATCGATGTCGGACTGACCGATATCGAGAGTAGGCATAAGCACCCCGGTATCGGAGTTTTGTCCTTCTCCGCTGATGGCGCAAGGCAATCCCTCGTAGAGTTTGCCTCGCCATGTAATCGGATCATCGTTCTTGAAATTGATCGAACCAGAGGTGTTGGTTGGAGTAAGCTCGAACAGCTCGACCCTACCGTCGGAGATCAACTTCAAAGAATCTTTAACGTGACTTTCAGGAGAAATCATTTTCACCGCCCAAAAAAGAGGCCTCCGATATGGAGGCCTCTTTCGCTTAGGTCAACAGGGCTTTTAGCCACCCACGTAGAGCAAGCCCGGCCCGCGTGTGCCGATCTCGGGGAATCGCGGATGCGAACTGACTTCTGAGGTCGTCATGAGCAAGGGCTTCATTTCCCAAGCCATCGAGGTGTGCTGAGTTTCGTTGAACGAAAGGCCAAAGCCCTTCACCATCCGGACCTTCGGGGCAACGAAGGTCAGCGGGCGGTCGAACTGCGACAGCTTACCGGTGACCTTGACACAGAACAGATCGTCGGCGTCGATGTTGCCCACCAAGACCGGCTGAATAATCCAAACGCGCGTGCCTGCCGGGAACGACATGTTCGCCGGAATCGCGTAAGGCGCAGCAATCGGCAAAGTGAAAGGCCCAGTGCCGGTGGCGGCAGCAGAGGTCTTGGTCGGGAAGACGTAATCGCTTTCGCCGCCCGGGCGCTGCAGCAATACGGTCGAACCAGCGGGGATTTCCGACAGGTTGGTGATTGCCGAGGTGCTCTCGCCGGGGATGGGATCAGAGTTTACCGACAGCGAGACAGCACCAGCGGCGGCGGCAGCTGAAAGAATACCGCGCCGAACCGGCGTTGCCTGACCCGACAGCGAGTGACCGCGCATAGCGTTCTGCGCCGTCATTTCGTACACGTTGGCGGTAATCATGGTCGTGACGCCGGTTCGCACCGCATCAACGGTCGACTGAGATACGCCGTTCAGCAGTTCAGTCACCTGACTTTCCACCGGAACAGCGACTTCGGACACCATGCCAACCGAGTGCTCGGCGGGGGTCAGCGAAAAAACATCATCGACGAAAGCTTTGCCCAGCATCACAGTGGCCGAGGAAAGAACGAATGCGGACTTTTTGACGTCAGCCATTGAGATAACTCCTATTAAAGACGACAAAGCTCTTGCCTTTTTTAACCGCAGCATCAATAGAAAACGAGGACAACCGCAGTCCACCGCCAAAGGATGTATATGAAGAAACCCACTTCCATTGATCACCGGAGCCTGACAATCCGGATTCCACTCGAACTCTACATTGAGCTAGCTGACCTCGCTAATACCGAAGGCACTTCACTCAATGAAAAAATCTCTCAGCTAATTCAGCTGGGACTAGGCCAACATGTTAATTTAGACGCCGCGCTCCGTCGCCTGCTGATTAAGGAAGTTATCAATGGCTGAAGACCTCACCTTGACGCCGCCGCCCCTAACCCTAAAGATCCCGTCGATCGACCAGACCATCAAAATGACGTATGGCTTGGAGGGCGACTTGCGTCGGATGCTGCCAGACATCGCCTCAGCGATGCAGCTCATCCTGAGTGACCCGTTCACTCAAGACTACGTAATTCGTCGGGTGCTAACCCCTACGAAGAAGATGATTACCAATCTCGATGATCTGATTCCTGTTGAGGAGGTGGAGATCACCTCCGAAGAGCAGGAAGAAATCCTTCAATGGGCTTTGGAGCACGCCATGTATTTTTTCATGGTGCGGGCGGGGTCGATCAAGAAGGTGGGCGACAAATTCAAGACAGCCCTACCGGACCCCTCCACAGCTGGTTCTCAGGACTAACTTTCCTTGAATCAATCTGCTGGGCCTTCGACATAGTCGAAGGTCAAGCGGAAGAACTCTTGTGGGAACTTGCCCGCCGCGAGCTAAACCAGAAAGTAGAGCTAAAGCTCGGTTTCGCCAACGTTCAATTGCTTTCTCAACACAACTCTCTGGCCCTGATCATCAGCGCAGCCCTCGGCGGTGAGAAGAAAACCCAGCCTAAGGGCTTTGACCGGTCGGAATATAAAGACCTCAGCGAAGGCCATGACAGCGTTGAAAGCGCCGTTGCGGCTATCAACGCTGCCCTCCGCGCCTGAATAAAGTCCCTGTCGAAACTGCTTTCTCAATGCGCTTTGAGACGGCAAACGGCAGGGACTTTCTCAGATAGAACTCAAGAAAGGGTTCGAGTGTAGGACGGTAGCGGCCCTTACCTCCGCGAAGTCTATAGGCGATGGCTTGGCTACCTTCGCCGGGCAACCCGCTGGCGACCACCCGTAATAGCCCTGCGTTAGGTCTTTCCGAGAAATTCAGCATGGAGTCCTGCACTCGGCTCAGTGCGGAAACACGAACCTTGGCAAGCTGAATCTTGTGGGAGTTTCCGGCCCCGAAATTGGTTGTCGCACCGGTTGGGCTTGACTGCCGAGTAACCGTGACGCGAATCGGCCCAAAGAGATCTTCAAAGATACCGGCGCTACCTACGAAGCTCGCGCCGCCGCTTGCACGATCAACCGTATCGCTTTCAAAAAAAGATTTGAGAGTGCCGCCGCGCGGTGCCCACCCAGTGTTATCGAACCAGCGCTTGTGTTTGGCCTTCTGCTGTTTCTTACGCAGATACTTTTCAGTTCTCAGTGCCCAGCGCGGCAGACCTCCCAGCGCCTGCTGGGGAGCACCGGAACCCTTTGCAGCCGTGGTCAGTGTCCCCCGTAAGCCTTTAGAGTTTTCGGGGATACCGATAACGCCGCGTCGAAACGCGGCGGAGACCCGAACAAGCTCAGCTCGGGCGTCCTCGGCAATCCGCGCCGACAACTCCCTCTTCAGTTCTGCCCACGTCTGGTCGCCCAATTGAACCATGACGTTCTCAATCAGGTAACGACGGATAGACTTGACCGCAGCTCGCTGTTTGACTACGCCCTTCCCAGCAACAAACGTCAAAATTATAGGGCGTAACGCTGGAGCTTTTGACACGATGACCTCTCCTATTCCTGCGATCTACAAATCGATCATCCGAGCAACCTCTCGCCTGATCGCCGATATGAACGCCGCCGGGGTTGGCCCTATCTCCTACCATAATTGGGAGGAGAGGGGAGAGGAAATCGACCTCCCCAAAACAACCCTGTTGGGGGTCGACGGTTTTTCATTCGATGAAAATCAGGGGTTCTGGATCATTCGATATGCGCTGGGGCTGTCGACTTACAACGACGCCAACCTGAGTAATGAAATTGATATGGTCGGCTATATCCACGATCGATTCAAGGAGGGTAACTCCGTCGAGCTGCTGGACCTTGCTACGGTTACTGCCGACAACATCCTGCACATCTCTGACTTCAAAGTCATGCCTATGGGCCAGTCTGAGCTTCGCAACTATCGAACTATCGGGATAGAGCTGCTGCGGGCCGGGGTTTAAGTAGCGTAGGCCTCACCAGTAACCGGGTCTTCGTCAGGCGTCACCACTAGGAAGAGCGCGCTGCCTTCCCCGCCAGGAATGTAGCCGGGGTTTGCTGCCAAGTAGCCGCGAAGCACAATCCCATCAAGATGCTCTGCAACGTTCTGCCAGTCAGTGTTCTGACGGCGGAAGGCATTCGTTCCACTGTCTTCAGAGGCAGCGACCCGAACGGTCATCGTGTGGATTACAGCGAGCGCAGACAAGGCCTCAATGGCATCCTTCACGGCTAGACGCGCCGCTTGGTCGCTTAGTGTCGTGAGATCGACAAGCGGTAGCTCGCCCTGAAACTGGATGAAGCCTTTGATCAGCGAAATCTCGGAGTCTGGTAATTCAGACGGGCTTACGCCTAGCTTGGACCGCACGCCTTGGGCCGAAACGCCAAAGGGTGGTCGGGCTTCGACAGCGTATCGGATTTCGCCGACAAGGCTCGGTGCCGACCAGAGCAGGTCTCGACTGGTCAGAAAAATACCTGTCCCCAGCGTGTTGTGTTGGGCGGGGACTTCAATTAGAAAAGACACTGCGCCAACCGGGACCGTTTGGTTCCATTGGTGAACAGTGTCTCCGTCTTCATCGAGAAGGGTAAGTGCTACAACAAAAGAGGCAGCAGCGGCCTGCTCCAGAAAAATCTCATGCAAGAATGGCAGGCCGCTGCGGATCATTAAGCTGCCTCCACTCGCCCGACACGGATCTCATCGAGGATGAACTGGGTGACAGTGATCGGGGCGCTGGGAAGCGGCTCAATAAAAGCGCCGGTATTTGGATCAACAAGCATAAAAGCACCGGTCGTCTTGAACTTGGCTTTCTCGCCAAGCTTCGCGCTAGCGTCCACTTTCTTTTCGGGGGCCTTTGCGGCGGGTTTGGTATCTGACATAGGTCACTCCGTAAATAACACTGAGCGGCGATAGCTCAGCAACTAAATTTCTTCCAGACAAAAAAGAGGCCCCCAATTTGGGGGCCTCTATAGTCGGCGGGAAGAGGATTAAGCGTTGAGTTCGAGAACCGAACGGGTGTCGCCATAGACCAGTCGGTAGCCTTTGTTGGTCGTTTTGACCAACTTGACCTTCTGGTTCGAGATGGTCCGCTGGGTTTCTTCGATATCACTACCGTTTTCAACCAGCTCTTCGAGCGTCCAACCCTTGGTGATGCCGATCAGCTTGTTGGCCGGAGCGGTGCTGCTCAGGGCAAAGTTGATGTTCATCGGGAGGCGCGGGTTCAAAGCAGCCATCTGAACGCCAGCCTTCTGCAGAATTTCGATCTGCGTCAGACCTTGGTTCTGAGTCGGGGTGGCAAACATGCGCTGCCATTCCAGATACATGTCCCAGTTGCCGATGATCGTGTCAACCGGTACGCCTGCCTGAGCGCGCTGAACCAGCCACTTCAGAAGGATTTCCCAGTTGAGGCGACCAGCAACGGCCACGGGTGCGCCGCCTGCGGGGAAGCTTGCGGCAAGAGCACTGGCAGTAACCAGCGGCGCAGCACCGTTGATGCCGTCGCCGTTCAGGATCAGGGCAGTGGCCATTGCCACTTCGCCAATCTTGACCTCGGCTTCCATGCGGGCAGCGTACGGCAGCAGCAGTTCAATGCCTGCACGACGTTCAAATTCGTAGGTGAACTCGATAGCGCCGCCAAACTTGTAGAACTTGACGCTGCGCTCGCTGGTGCGGATTGAGCGAACCGGCACGTTAGCGCCTTCAGCGATCACACCAGTCTGCTGGTAATCCTCGGGATTATCGTTGACCACGGTGCTAATCAGCTCCGTGCCGGTGATTACGCGCGACTGCGACACGATGCTTTCGGTCGTCTCGAACTGCTGTTGGCGATAAGCCCATTGCAGCACGTTGTCGACCACAGGACGGAACAGAGCGCGGGTGCCCGGGAACGTGTTGAAGGTCTCCGAAGCTGCCTGCAGGACGATGCCCTTTGAGTAGTCGTTTCGGATGGGCAGATCCAAATACGCCAGCGCGCATTCGAAACCGTCGAGGCCCGAGTTGACAAATTCGCCTTTCGAGGGGTCAACTGCCAACCGGAGGTAGTCTTCGACCGAGAGGCGGGCGTCTTTCGCCGCAGCGACGAGGTTCTCACCGGCGCGCGTTGACTCGCTGCGACTGCCGTCAGCGGGCTTCAAGCCCGCCAGCAGCTGCTCAGCAGGCTTGGCGTTGTCGCGGATTTCGAGCAGAGAGGTGTTGGCCATGATATTTCGTCCTTACAGATATTCAACAGTAACGAAGCCAGTAAAGACTTCAATCACAACGGGGTCGGTGGGCACGCCCGCACCAGCGTTGGCCGTGGCCTTCTTGACGGTGCCTGCGCCGCCGCCGATCACGCGATCGCCGACTGCCGGAGCGGCGTAACCAGCAGCGGTCGGAACCTTCTGCTTGAACTTACGCTGCACCGAAGCAACGCTATAGCCGAGAACAGTCCGTCGTTCCGCAACGTCGATACGACCGAAGATAGCATCGCCGTCTCCGGCCAGCTTCACAGTAGTCGGTGCCGTTGCGTCGAGCGAAACAACCTTACCTGCGGTAGCCGCGATAAGCTCATCGGTGGCAAAAGCGCCCGACAGCTTGTAAGTGAAAATGAAAGAGTCGAGGGGAAAGCCGAAGCTGACAACCTGATTGGGAGTGGCCATTGTACGTGTCCTTTCGTATTACAGAGCGGGAGCAGCAGCGTAAGCTGCCTTGAGATCGCGAGCCTTGGCACCGGGCTGGGCGTCAGCACCCTTTGCGACACCGCCGGTAGGCAACATAGCCGTCAGGCCACCAGTAAGTTCTTCGATCTTGGCGCTCAGTTCAGCAACGGTCGTCGGCATCTTGTCGTCAGCAAGTTCAGGCTTGCCAGACGCTACGAGCAGCCGGTTCATTTGGGACTTCAGGACGTCGGTTGCAGCCTTCAGTTCGGCGGCGTCGGTCTTCTCAGCCAGCGCGGCGTCTCGTTCCTGCGTCAGCTTGGCTACCTGACCTTCAAGCGTGGCTTTGTCGGCGGTGAGCGTCACAATCTGCGCGTCAGCGGTCGACTTCTCGACAGTCAGCTGCGCAAGCTTGGTCACAGCTTCGCCCTTCTCCTGTGCGAGCGTGCCGATCTGCGAAAGAGCTGCGGTCATATCCATGTCTACTTCGTCCTTTTCATTGATGGAGGCCATTAAAACAAGCTCACCCATCTCAAATCCGTTGGCAGCCAACTGTTGCAGCTGCGTCGGGGCGAGCTTTGCCTGAGATTTTCCAAGAATTTTAGGTTTTTCTGCTGCACCACGGGCAACCAAGCTAGTTTCTATGAATTGATTGAGGCCTTGCATGATCACATGGGTGCCGTCGGTGCCCACCGTATGGCCGTTTGCGCAGGTGCGATCGTAGAAAGCGCTCATGCTGGCTTCGTCGCCAAAATAATCCCAGCCGCACTGCGAACAAACAAGCTGTCGGCTGAGAATGGCGATTGAAACTTCATCAAGGACGCCGGTGTTGAGCTTGGTCAGGAGCTGCGTTTCACTTGGATCCACATAAAACAGACCGCGAAGCTCAATCTCACCCTCAACATATTCGAGACCAGCGTGAAACACGCGGCCTTTTGGTTCACCAGATAGGACGTGATCCGCCATCAGCGGCAAGTGCCCGCCGTTGTTGATGTGATCCGCCATCTCTTTCAAAGTGGTGGCAGAGACAATTGCCTTCTCGTAGATGCCACCACGCTTACCGGGTAGGGGTCGAGTGTTGAGCATGATGGTTTCAAAAACAGCGAGCGACGCAGTGTCGACGTCTTCGCCGACAGCGTTTTTGATCAGTGCCGAAAGGGCGGGGGTCATCTCAAGCTGTTTCATTCGATCTCGCTTAGGCAGAAAAACTTGGATCGCAACTGTTTCTACATACACCATTTAATTTTTTCAAACTTACCGGGTATGTTTGAAAAAATTAAAAGGCTATTTAGCGTTGTTATCCCTAGCAACAGCAGTCCCACCATCGCCGGTCTGACTGCGTCCCAAGGAGTCACTATTTGGGCTAATACCTTCGGTGTCAAACGACATCGGCTTCGCATCGAAGTTCGTACCGCTAAGCTTGGGAGCGGACGCCAACGGCGGACGGCCAAACATAGCCATCGCGTATTCCTCATCGCTGATCGTGCCACGGCTTAATTCGGTGGACAATCGGCTCTGCTTCATTGTCAGCTGCGGTTCGAGTTCTACTGCGGGACGCAACTCCACTGGGGGGAACTTAACCACAATGCGACCCGGATAGCCCGACAAACGGGCCGCAAGGGTGAGCGCTTTACTCAGCAGCGTAGCCACGGCTCGGTTCAAAGCGTCGGCCTGCAGTGCAAACAGACGAGCCTCGGTAGAGGCTACCTGCCCGTTATTGCCTTTGCCGACAACCGACGGCATTACCTTCAGAGCCGCTTGGTTCTGAGCGTTGAGAACGTCAATGACATTCTGAATCTGGATGCCCGCGCCGGGGTTCTTGTCGTTGATGATCTCAGGCTTGACACTGTCCGTATGAACGAACGGCTCACCGCTGCCTAGACTGCCGAGTGCTGTCTGAATGGTATTCAATTCTCGGGCGATGTATTCGCGCATCTGGTCAGGCTGATTGCGCAGCGAAGGAGCCGCATTTTTGCGGATCACATCTTCGAGGACCGATACAGTCATGCGCGGATAGCCGACGATCTTCATGATCCGGTATAGCTCGTTGATCACAAGCGAACGCGCAGCGATAGTAGCGATCGACGAAACGAAAGGCGAGAAGGTGTACATCTGCAGCGGCGACTGATTGTAGGTCGACGTGAAGAAGGTCGGAATATTGAGGTCGATCTCTTCGTTCGAACCTGTCGGGGTTTGAATAGGGCGAAAGACGCCTGAGGCTGTCTGTTCCCATTTCAAGGTTGCCGGATCCACCGTCCGAAGCTCGGTGGGAATGTAGGTCTTATCCAACACCAGCTCGCAGGCGCTGCTGCCGCGAAGCAGCATCATGTATCGGTGATCGGTGCAGAGCTTGTCGATGGACGGCTTGTTCGAGAAGCCGATCGTATAGTCGTTGGTCGTGGTCATCACCGCCAGAAGCTGGTGGCCCAAGGTAATGCCTTGGACATCGACCTCGTTGGTAGGTCCGTAAGCCCAAACTACCGGCTCAACCATCCCTGCCATCGACAGGTATGCGGCAATGGCAGCGGAAATGTCAGGGTCGAAGTTCGCGTAAGTTGCGAGCAGCGCGCGGTTATCGTTTGCGGTTCGCTGGACGTAGATATCCTGCAAATGCTCTCGATAAGTCGGCGCAGAAATCTCCGGCCTACCGCGCACGAACTCAGGTGCAGCACCCCGGCCATCCTTCTGGCCCTTGCCTTTCGGCAGGATGATTTCACCAAGGCTGCTGATGATATTCTTCGCCATCAATTAAATCCTGACAATCGTTGAAGGCCAGCGAGATTCCCCTGACCCAGAAAGTTGAGCATGGAGTTGTCGGCCTTGGTAGTGACACCCAGTACGGCAAACGAAGTGCCTGTGCCACTGGTTTGTGTTGAGTAGATGTGTTCACCAACACGGCGTGCCAGAAGATTGAACGCCATCGAGTGCATGTAGTGGTCGTTGCCGTCCGTCTTCTTCCACTCAGCAAAACTCTCAACGCCGTCGTGCGGTCGGTCATCACGGACCATGCTGGTCATGTGCTGAACCAAAACGTCGCCCTGACCCTGATAGCCGGTCAAGGTAAACTTCCGGTGGCTGAACAAGGTCCGAATTTTGTCGAGGATCAGTGTGTTGTTCGCCGAGTAGTGGTTCAAAGTCTTGGTGTCGGCTTCGAAAACCGGAGCGATGGCCTGCAATCCGCGATACTGCACTGGCATTACCACGGTATTGGTTTGATCGCGAAGCATGTCAGCTTCGGTGGTATAGGGGAAACGGTCAATAGCGCCCTGCACAACGTTGTAAATCTTGCACAGTTCTTCAACACGCTCTCGCAAAAAGGCTGCGGGGACCGTGTCGAACAACACAAAAACCGGGTAGCCGTCGGGGTCGTCGAAACTGACGGTGATGTAGCAGGTCATACCTACGTCGATCCCCATGTAGCACGGCACATCCGAGCTAATGTTCTGAATGGCTGCGTCCTTTAGGCATGCGCGAACGTCCGCCTCTTGGATGCGAGAGTTGACCGAGTCATATTCTTCACCGAGCACGGTGTTGTAGAAGCCGCGTGTGAAGGATCGCTCTTGATACTGAGCGAGCTGACCAAAGATATAGGCAGGCTTGATGCGGGGAGTAGAGAAAGGACGAACTCGATAACCGCGAAAGTTCTGGCGCAGAGGGTGTGTAGCGACCCACTCCCGCTGGTCCTCATCTCCGAGATTGAGCCGGGCGCTGCACTTGGGGCAACGAACATGGCAATCTTCCAAATCCAACAGCGCAATCTGCTGCGACGTCAGGTCTGTGAACTTCTCGACATCAAACGGCATGTTCTGGAGATGAACAAACTCAGGGGTGAAGCGCGGAATGTGAACTTGGCGGCACGAGGGGCAGCGCATCACGTATTCACGCTGATCGGTCAGCTGGAAGCTCTTGTGGATGCCGACCCCTGTGAAAGTTGGCGTCGAGAACTGCTGCATCATGCGCATGTCCGAACCCTGCAGGCGTGACTGATACAGCGCGATAATGGCCTCGGGGCTTAGATCAAGCTCATCGTGGAACACGAAGTCGGCGGAGGTGTTGGTCGCGTCGCCTTCAGTACACCCTGAGATATACCCAAAGCTGTCTCGGATTTGGACTTGGCTCTTCGAGCGGGTGGGTTTGGTCGAAGCAGGTGGGTTGAAAACATCATCAGCCTCAAGGATCGGCTTGATACGACCGTTGTAGGTTCGGGTCTGCATGTCCCCGTTCGGAAATGAGAAGATACCGTTCAGAGCATTAGAGCGGGTCAGGATAGCAAGGAACTTCCTGATCTGCACTTCCGTCAGACCGATCTGCGAGCACTTGATAACCGACATGTTCGGGTGCATGTCGTCGGCAATAGCCCGCTGGAAGCCATAGCCGTCGAAGGAGAAGGCGCGTCGCTTGATTGTGGTATTAGCACAAATCCAGTCGCCCATTGACTGCGAAGAGTTGGTGTCGCCGAAGCGAAGCTTGACGGCTTGGTATAGTTCCTCGAACATCCTTACCCCATGAAAGCGGTTTTTGGCGATATCAACCGCTTTGTGCGGCAACCGACCTGAAACATACACGGTTACTTTGAAAAAACTGGTGGCGTCCCCGAAGCCGTGTGTTACTGCGTTCTTATGAACACATTCCCACCCCTCCGCGTCGCCGTCCTCTCGGCTCTTAGAGAGCTGAAAGAGGATCTTTCCCATCTCGATCGTAACAGCTGTCCTTACGACGAGGAAACCAAGAAGCTCATCAAAGCCCTTCTGGAGCCGAAGGTCGTCGAGAAGATCGTCGAAAAGCAGATTACCGGCCCGGGCGCGGTTGGTCGCCCGAGCAAAGACATCAAGCTCAGCGAAGAGGATCAGCAAAAGGTTCTCGACGAAATCCTGACCAACCTTAAGGATCTTCGAGATTTGAAGTTGGATGAGATGGATACCAACGCCAAGATCCAAGTCATCAAGAGCCGCTCCACCCTCACCGAGCAGATGCTTAAGATGCAGGAGCGGCACACCTCGGTCGTCAAGACCGAGCAATTCAAAGAAACGGTCATCCGCATTCTCGATGAGATCGTCGATGAGAAGGGCCGCGAACAATTCATGAAACGTTTGGAGGAATTCCGATGAAAAATTTCCTGACCGCTATGACCTTCATGGCCGTTGTGATCCTCTACGAGGCAGAACTTAACGTCGCAGCGGGCACGATCGGCCTTTTTGCCTTCGTTTTCTTCAGCTGGGCCACCTATAAAGAAGAAAGTTTCTAAAATGACCTACATTTTTCGTGATCACGCCCCCGCCTACTGGGCGGCGGGCCTTCCAGTCATGCCTCTGAAGCGGTGGAATTCGAACAGCAAAGGGGCTGGTAAGGCCCCAATTCTGAACGAATGGACCCAGTATGGCGAGTATATGCCGTCAGAAGCAGTGCGCGCACTGTGGATTGAGAGCTATCCGGAGTCCAATATCGGCCTTCCTTTCGGCCCCGCGTCGGGTTTGTGTGCGATTGACATCGACTCCGAGGACGAAGCCATCGTCGAAACCATCATAAATGCGCTTCCGCCCTCACCTTGGCGGCGCATTGGCCGAAAAGGCATGGGCCTAATCTACCGGTGGCAGGGTCAGTCCAACTTCAAGCTGCGTGACAGCGAGAACCAGTCGTTGGTCGAGTTTCTCGGCAAGGGCAACCAGATGGTGTTGCCGCCTTCGATCCACCCGCAGACTGAGCGTCCCTATACAAGCGACACTAACCTGTGGGAGGTGTTGGACAAGATCCAGCCCCTGCCTTTGGACATCGAGCGCGTCCTCCGCGAAGCTCTTTCAGGAGTGGCTGGCCTCTCGATCGCCCAAACCGGTCGGTCTGCCCCGCTCGACGTGGTCCCGCAGGGCGAGCGTGATATCCAGATGGTCCGTCACGCGGGCTATTTGGCCCGAGTTGTGCGCGGCATCGACAAAAACCAGAAGTTCACGCTGGCCGAAGCCATCCGTCACATGAGCCACTGGGTCGAAACCTTCACTGCACATACTGCGGGCGGTGATGATATGGACCCTGACAAGGGCGTGGCGAAGCTCGTCGAGTTCCTGTTGAAGGACGTTGAGGCGGGCAACACCCTGCCCAACGGCTGGGACGCGGGCCTCAGTGAAGAACAGCGCCAGCATCCGGCCATTGCTTCGATGATTGAGCGCAATGAGATCCAACGCTGGACCTACACCAAGGCGCGGTCGTGGCTGGAGGCGCAGGTTGCAATCGATCCGGACAATGATGACCGCAATCTGGAACTTGTGGAAGAGATGATCCAGAACATTGCCAAGGATGAGAACTTCTCGGCAACGACGTTCAACGTTTTGATCACTGACATTCAGCGCATCGCTGGCAAGAACATCAAATTCTCAAAGCCCGATCTTCGCAACGCCTTTTTAGGGGCCCGGAAGGGGGACATTGAGGAGATGCAGGATCAGCACTCGATTGCTGCGGCAGTTCTTGAAGAACTCAACCGTGGCGGCGAGATGAAGTTCTACCAAGGCTCGTTCTGGCAGTGGAGCGGCTCGTGCTTCGCCAAGGTTGAGGCTGATGACGTGTATGTCAAGATCGCCGAGACCTTCAAGGGCAACGCGCTGGCCAAACGCCATACCGACTACAATGCGATCACGCTTTGCATGACCAAGATTGCCCGGAGCGATTTGGCCTCAGAGCTTGAGGATGGGATCAACTTTGCCAACGGTTTCCTCGACAGCAATCTCGTTCTGCATGACCACTCACCGAAATACGGTAAGACCTTCACGATGCCGTTCAACTACGTGCCGGAGCGGGCCACCGAGGCGCATAAGTGGTTCGAGTATCTCGAACGGTCGTGGGGCGACGATGAGGATTATGTCGACAAGGTTGCCGCGCTTCAGGAGGCATTTGCTGCCACTATGTTCGGCATTGCAACCCGCTACCAGCGTGTCTTCATCTTGCACGGCAAGGCAGGGACCGGCAAGACGCAGGCTTTGGAAGTGCTGTTGTCGATGATGCCTCCTGCTGCGCAGTGTTCGGTGCCTCCCGCTTTGTGGGGTGAACGCTTCCAGCTGGCCCCGATGGTGGGGAAACATCTCAATCTGTGCGGGGAGCTTCCTGAGGAGGCCTCGATTGAGGGTCGCATCTTCAAGGAGGTTGTGGAAGGGACGCTGCAAAACACGGAACTGAAGATGTCGCAAATCTTCCAGTTCCGTCCGATCGCCGCACACTGGTTCGGTTCGAACCACTTGCCGCGTTCGCGTGACACGTCTCGTGGCTTCGTCCGTCGTCTTCAGTTCTTCGACTTCAATCGTGTTGTGCCGACGAATGAGAAGATCGCCGACTTCCATAAGGTGCTGGTTGCTGAAGAGCGTGAGGCTATTGCCGCATGGGCTGTGCAGGGTCTGGCGCGTCTCATTCAGAATGGTGACTACACTCAGCCGTCCTCGCATTTGAAGCGGCTCAATCAGGTCACCCGCGCCAACAACTCGGTCGCGGCCTTCCTTCAGTCCAGCGACAAGGTTCGTGAGGACAAAGGTGGGGAGTGTAACGCCCGCAACGTCTTCGATTGCTACAGCGATTACATGAAGACGACGGCACGGGGCTGGGTCGTGAACTATGAGCGCTTCCTGCACATGCTTGAAGAGCTTGGCTACGACTATGAGATGGGCACGGCGGTTGACGGCACCCAGCAGCATCGCGTCAAGGGGTTGAAGGTGATGGGGTCGGCAGCCCTGTTGCGCTAGTCCTTGGAGGGGTCGTCGTCTTTGGGGGGCGGCGACCTCTTTGTGGTTGTGGTTGTGGTTGGTAGAGTCCAAAAAACCGAAAAATTATGGTGAGATTGAAGGGGGTATAATTCGACTATATATAGGTTATTTGAGGCAAAAAAACGTGTTACCCTAGGCACTTAGCTATAAAAAACACTACGCTTGCAGTTATGGGGGTATCCAGGCTTATTCGTTTATATATGTGAGGAATTGCGTTGCACCGATTGCAGCGCCGCCGGGCGGCCCGTGAAAAGGTCGCTTCCCGAGACGGGAAAGCTGTGCCTAAAGCTAGCGAACGGTGCAACTTATAGTATAAGTCAACGTCAACCGCCTAAACAGGCAAACAAGGAAGTAAGACAATGGAAAATCCCGTATTGGAAAAGCTGGCCAATGAATTGACCAACACCCCCGCAATCGGCGATAACAGCAAGGCCTTTGGTATTGATATGCCGGGCGATACGCAATTGACGGTTCAGCCCGGCGCAATCAGTGCACCAATTGCAGCGCCTAGCGACGCAATCGCTGAAGCAACCAACAATGAAAGCCCAGATGACGCCATTGCGGCCTTCCGCGCCTATGTTGTGGCGTCAACGCTGGCTTTCACAGAAGCAGTAAAGACAGCACAAGAAACAGAAACTATGACGCAAAAGCAATGGGGGCATAAGGCCTTGCGTATTGCTTTTCATCATAAGCTAGCAACCACTGACAGCGTTATCAATGACACTCGGGTTATTGTTGGTTGGGATACTTTGGTTGGCCCAGTCGGAAAAAAGCTGGCCAATTCATATAACCAGTGGTTTAACAATTTGCGTATGGTGTCGGAACGTTGGGCAACGCTTGATGCCGCAACGCAAGCCGACTTGTTGAACGGCGCGGCTTCGATTTCAACGCTGGCAACCCGTTGGAAAGAAGCGGCTACCAAAGCCAAGCGCGAGGCCACCAAAGCCGCTAAAGCGATTGAGGACAACGCTAAGGCAGATGCTGCCGACAATGCCAAGCCCGAGGCGGATGATACGCCTGTTACGATGGCCGACGTTATCGCGCACCTGTTGGATATGGTGCGCGATGCCAGCGACGCCGATATTCTGGCCAATGATATGGCGTTCAATCGCCTAGCTTGTGCCTATGCCGAGCGTTACAACTTGGTATTGCCGGAAAGCGAAGCCGTCAACGGCTAAGCCCGCCGCAACCCTGCCTTAACTTCCCCGCCCCGGCCCACAGCCGGGGCGGGCGAAGTCGTGCGCCTGGCGCGCGTGTGTCCGCACCCTCGGTGCAACACTTATACTATAAGTCGTTTTGGCCTAAAACGCTTATAGTATAAGCGATTTCAGCGTTTTAACGCGATTGCTGGAGTTTTCCAAAATGTCACAGTCCGCCCAAATCGGCGAAGCTTGGGGCTTTTGCCGCGACACCATGAAAGGCGAGAGCGAAGCCGACGCCTACGCCCTTGCGGAAATTCGCCGCTATCGCCCGCGAACGATGGCTGAAATTATGTCAGTCCGCGCCAAAGCCATGCGCCCGGAAATCGTCCCGGCCATGCCCGCCCGAGACCCCCGCGACAACGCCAAACGGGCAGACTATAATGCTTTGCAGAGGTATGCGCGCCAAGTTAGGTCTGCAATCCGATCTGAGGCCCCTCCAGAGCCAAACCCGGCTCCTCCGCCCCCACCCTGCGCGACGCTTGTTAAAGCGTCTGAGAAGTCGTCTGCGCCCAGATATGACGATAAGGCCCGCAAGTTGAAGCGGGACCACATGATTGCCATGTCCAAAATGGTCTATTCGGATTATCAGCCGTCCGAGGAGGATATTATCTATGCGTTCGGATCCGTTGCCGAATGGGAGCATGATAAAGCCGCTGCCGTATGATTGCGGGTTGAGCTTGCCTTTGGATGATCGTCTGGCGTGCGAGCGTTTCAGGCGTGTTCGAGGCGATATCCAACGCCGACGCCTGGATTTAGGCGATGCCCAAGAACTGTGTGCTACCATGCGCACTGTCGGTGGGCATGCCTGTGCTGTTGTCTTTGGCTGGAAGCCTTACGGGCGTAAGCGAGTCAACCAGCTTTGCCAGCATTTGGCCGATGATCCAGAAGTGGCCCGCATGACACGGGAGAACCTTCAGGCGTGTGGCGTCGATCAGGCCATGATGTTGTGCTTGGCGTTGGCGCAGGCAGGGTGGAAGCCTACGGGAAGGGTAGGGTGGCCCGGAATTATTAGGGTTGCCCTGCTTGACCTGAAATCCAGAGGGTTTTCGGCGAAGGAGGTTGCTGCCCGCTTTGGTTTGCCGTTGGCGTTGGTGAAACGCGGGATGTTACCCGTGGAGAGCCAGTTGCATTGGTTTTAGAGGGATTTCAGTTTTTTCAATTTAACCGTGTATGTTTTCGGTAAGCCATTGAAAAGCCATGATTTAGTCCGAGTAGGGCCGTTTCGGCCCTTTTCGGAGCTATTGTCTCTATATAATATTTTTTTCTCTCTCTCTCTTAGAGAGTTGAAGAAAAATATATATATAGGAACAATATCTCCGATTTTATGGAAAAAGGCTCAATTTCAATGTCTTACCGAAAACATACACGGTTAAATTGAAAAAACTGAATTTCTCCACAGCCAAAGCCAACACCCTCCGCAGCCGCAACGACCTCCACAGCCAAAAACACACGGTTAAATCGAAAAATTTCGTTTCCCTATGTGTCGGAGTCCTTAACATGACCAAAAACATCATCATGCTCGCCGCCCTCGCCATCTTCATCCACGCTCTTGTAGGATAGTAACTGTGCAAGGAATTCCCACTTGGAATCAGTTCCACGCCGCCCTGACTCGCGTGCCAGCGCCTCCCGAACCTTGTGAGGACTACCAAACCGCTCTTGAGATCATCCGAAAAAAGGCCGCTGGAGAATTGATCCGCAGCTCTGTTTCCACCGCAGCCTTCGCCGCTGCCGCTAAGCACACCCGTATATTCTCTGCCGCCTACGCGGCTGCTATGGCCGAGGCGCATGTGGGTTCCACCCTCGTCCACACTCTCGCTGCTCGCCGCATCGCCGATGTCCTAGGCGACGACTATCACACTATCCTAGAAGGATAACTGCTATGAAAGACAACCATAACCGCCCCGTCGAAGTTTTCGTAACCACCGACCACAGCATATTCGCCCACCTGAAGGGTCGCCCCGAAACCTTGGCCATCTTCTCCAAGAGCAACAGAGGCCTCCTCAAACCCCTCACCAGCGAATACCCGGAAGGCCCGCTCGCCGAGGACAAGTCCGACGAAGACGGCTGGAGCTACTTCCGCCCTGCGGTATCATGTCAGGGACCAGAAGGTGTGTCGGTCGAAACTCACGAGATCGAAACACGCTACGTGGGGGCATCGTGGACGCAAGAGCTTGCAGACCCCCATTGGAACGTGTTGAGCGAAGATTTCCAGTATCGATATCGCCCGCGCTTCCAGCCCCAACTCCCCTCGCTCAAGAGCCGCCTTCAGGCTGCGCTTCCCGACCTCAACAACGACGCCATCGAGCGCGTTCTGTCTGCCGTAAGAGAAGGAACCTCGTCATGACTTTCACGACCCCCAAAATCGAAATCAACGATACCCGTCCGCTCAAAGACGAGAAGCACCACCCGGTTGGATTTAGCTACTCTGAGGGTCGCATGCTGATCGCCTACCTCAAGGGTGAACCGAGCGACTTCGCCGTCTACCGGCTGAACGACGACAACATCACTTTCAAACTGCTTCGAGTGTCAGGTCAAAACGTGCCTACGGGCAATGTCACCTATGCCGACATTCCGGACGAAGACGGCTGGCTGTATTTCCAGCCAACCGAGACGGGGCGAGGGCCTCGTGCATGTGTGTTCAACAACACACACGAGATGCAAGTAGGTGCCCCTAAAGGGAAACCAAATTGGTCGGACCATCCCGACATCAACCCGAAGTGGGTGGATGGTTTGATCTACCGCTACCGACCCCGCGCTACCCCAAAGGCAGTATTCGACTTCCTCGAAACCTTAGGCACCGACAGCATGGGATCGGCGACGATCGACGGCTATACCGTGCGGTTCGCGGGCTTTACGTCGCAGTGTTGGTCGTCTCTCCATCAGGACAAGGACGTCGAAGCCCCAATCCTATCCGAATGGCAGGCAGCGGACCCCCTCGTCAACTGCATCGCCTCGGGCTGGACCCGGGGTGATACCCCGTTCACCGACACCATTTTCTATGGAGTTTTCAAATGATTGACCACAACCTTCCGGTTTACGATCGTATCGGCCATCAGGCGCGCACCACACCTTTGACGGAACACCCTGCGGGGCACTTTGAATGTGAGGGCGTAACCTTCACTGCTGAGGGTATCCCTGTCGACAAGTGTCCTGAGTTGCTTGTGTGGCCTTTGTCCAACACACCGCCAACGCTGGATGTGCTGCAGGTTTATGCTTTGGCGGTGGAATCCGCCATCGAGCGGGCTAAGGCTCCCTACGTTGATCTCCTCAAGAGTTTCGGCGTCGAAGAACCCGCCGACGAAGAAGTCCTTGAACTCATGCAGAAGGTGACTTTCAAATGATCATGTATGCTATCATCATGTTCGACGTCCGCGACCAGCGGACATGGGCCATCGAAACTGACCTCACGCCGCAGGAATGTGCAGCGTTGAAGCCGGAGTCGACAAATGAAATCCTCTTCACATGTGAGGCTTATCATGACGTTCTTCCGCAATCTGATTGATCCTTACGATCTTCATCTGATCACCCCTGACACGTCCATTCCAGATTTGGAGACCCTCAATGAATTTGTCTTTCACCCGCTCGAAACCCTTCGCACATCTGACCTCCGGCGGGGTCACCCTGTTGAACAGCCGCTTCAAAGAGGAAGCGACCTATGCTGTCTGCTTGACGACGCTGTCGACGGTGATATTGCTGCCCACTGATGCGCGACCGCTAAAGGTCAAACAGGTCCACCCGCATGGGTCTTCGATCCTGACCGAATGTGGGCACGAGGTTTCCTTGCCCTATCCAGACCCGCTCTGGGCCTCGATCAGCACCGTCTACGTCCAGCCGCGCGCGGCCTACGACCCACGCCTGCCGATCTATGCTCAAGGTTTGGACGCCATCGGGGGAGACTAGCCATGATTTTCCGTCTTGCGACCGAAGCCGACAACTCGGGGCCTTACAGCACTAGTTGTGCGGCCTTGTTCAATCCCGCCTATAACGTCGATGACCGCCACCCCGAGGTGTGGGAGGACGGCATGCTCAAACCGGGCCAGCATATCCGTAATGAACACATTTTCGGGTTCACTTCTCTGCGCCAAGCAAAAAACTGGTGGTATCGCCCTCGGGATCTTGAGGCTTGGAACGAAGCCCCTCTTAATTTCCGCCTTTACGTCTACCGCGACGAAGACGTCGCAGAGGTTATCGAAGGAAAAAAGCAATGTTGCTTCCGCCCAAAGCCCGAGGCAAAACCGATGCTGCTGCCAGCAACAGCAATCTCGACGATGGTGGAGGCGGACATCTTGTGTTTGATGTGATACCGCAGCTAAGACCGTATCGGGAAAGACTGCGGCGAGCCTACGAAGAACACGGTATCGAAGCCATGCTTGCGGAAGGTCGCACCCAGATATTTGTGGTGGGGCCGTTTACGATCACTTTGGAGGTCTCGCATGCTTAAAGCCGTCGCCGCCCTTATTTGTTGGGTAGAAATGGAAATCCTCGTAAGCCACGGGTTTTTGGGTGATGTCCAGCGTCGGCGTGTAGGCCAGCGCCTGATTTACACTTGCGGGAACCTGACCTTCACAATTTCGGCGGTCGCTGAAGACGAAGGGCAACCTAACACTTGGGTTCTGACTGAAGGTATGTTCAACAATCTGGTTAGCGCCAGAACGGAAATGGAGAAAACCAATGAAAACGTTTGAAGAACTCAAGGCCTTCTGGGCCTCCGGCGAAGGTAAACCCTATAAGGGCGAACTCATCGACATAGGGGCTTACAGGACCAATCCTTCCCTGTCGTGCATGTGTGCTCAAGGCCAGATTTTGCATGCTTTGGGCGGTATGACCCCTTCCGAGCTGGAGGACTTGCCCGTTATGGATGCTGATGAGGCTGTCCGAAAACTGATGCGCATCAGTAACCTGCATGCAGTGCTGCTGCGCAACGTCAACGATGCTCGCGAAGGCGCTCCGATTGCCGTTTTCGACGATTTGGAATCTCTGTTGGGGCCAAACTGGTCCAAGGTTCTGGATTTCTGGTGGCATTACCTGCCGCGAGGCGGCGAGCGGGTTAACGACGAACTGTTTCGGAAGATTGTGGGGCCTTTCGAACCCCAAAATGCTTTTTGCCAGCAGAAAGCTTGGGCACTTCAGGACCGCATGGCTGCCCATGACGACGCTATACTCAAACTTACTGAAAACACACCTTGGCGCGCGCCTTGGGCTACTTTCGAAATCGTTTTGGGCGAAGAAAACCCATATTTCTTGCCGATGTACGGGTTCAAAACCCTCGCTGAAATTCCTGCGCGCCCCGACTATTACGGGACGCCCGATCCGGAGTTGGTGAAATGAAAATTTATCAGCCGACAGCTATGGGTGACGCCCCCGAAGGTTACTGTGCAAAGCTGCATGAGGTTTGGATATGGGGGCCGACTGGCCGCTGGTTTCGGGTGGCCCGACCCGAGTGGCAGGCCCACCGAACTTACCGTTGGGGAACACCAAACCGCGACGGCTGGGTTCACTACCAAGC